TCTTATGGCCTGTGTATTTTATGGTATGCCAATACTAATTGAGAACAATAAGCAACGACTACTGTATCACTTTAAAAATAGAGGATACAGACCATTCTCCATTAATCGTCCAGACAAGCACTACAGCAAGCTCTCTAGGACAGAGATAGAGCTCGGTGGTATACCTAACTCATCTGAGGACGTAAAACAAGCTCATGCGTCAGCTATTGGCTCTTACATTGAAGAGTACGTGGGCATGGACATTGAGGGTACATACCGTGACCAAGATTCTATGGGGTCGATGTATTTTACAAAGACTCTTGAAGACTGGGCTAGGTTTGATATAAACAACAGAACAAAGCACGATGCCTCAATTAGTTCTGGTCTTGCAATTATGTCTACAAAAAAGTACATCGTTAATCAAGAGAAAACAAATACAAAAATAAGTATTAAATTTGCAAGATACGATAATACAGGCAACCGAAGCGAAATAAAAAAATAATGGATAAACCATCAGTTTTAATACAACAACGATCATTCCCAAATCAGAACGCAACCGATGAAGAAAAAGCAACAATTGAATATGGCTTAAAGGTAGCAAAGGCGATTGAGGGGGAGTGGTTTAAAAAAAATACAAATAGTTGTAGGTTCTACAATCAATGGGGTAATTATCATTCACTTAGATTATACGCTAGGGGTGAACAACCAATTCAAAAATATAAAAACGAGCTATCTATAGATGGAGACCTGTCTCACTTAAATCTTGACTGGTCGCCAATACCTATTATTCCGAAGTTTGTTGATATTGTTGTTAACGGAATGTCTGACAGACTGTTTACAATTAAGGCTGAGGCTCAGGATGTTATGTCTGCTGAACATAAGAATATGTTTCAGGACATGATCGAGTCAGACATGATCGCAAAAGACTTCCTTAATCTAACTAAGTCTGAGTTTGGAGTTGATGCATTTAATGTTGACCCAAATGAATTACCAGAAAACGATGAGGAATTATCGTTGTACATGCAACTTAAGTATAAGCCTAGCATTGAAATTGCGGAAGAAATGGCAATAGATACTATACTTAAGATGAATGAGTATTCAGAAACAAGAAGCCTTATTGACTACGACATGACTACAATTGGACTTGGCGTAGTAAAGCATTCATTTTTGATTAATGATGGCGTAAACGTTGAGTATGTAGACCCTGCTAACTGGATACACAGCTATACTGAAAGACCTGATTTTTCTGACTGTTACTATTTCGGAGAGGTAAAGATGGTTCATTATACTGAACTAAGAAAGATCAATCCAAACTTAACAGATGAAGAATTAACTGAGATAAGAAACGCTAGTTCTGCTTGGTATGATTATTTTCCAATAATAAAAACGTATCAGGACGATGCTTTTTTAAATGAAGTAGTAACACTTCTTTATGTTAACTACAAGACAGACATGAAGTTTGTTTGGAAGAAAAAAATATTAGAGAACGGTGGCGAAAAGGTAATAAGAAAAGATTCATCATTTAATCCTCCAGTTGAGGAAGGGATGATGTACGAGAAGATAGAGTCTGTTAAGGATGTGTGGTACGATGGTATATTAGTTGGTGGGTCTAACAAGATGATAAAGTGGGAGATGATGAAAAACATGGTCCGACCAAAGTCAGCTTCACAGAACGCAATGCCTAATTATATTGCATACGCACCTAGAATGTACAAAGGAAATGTTGAGTCTCTTGTTAAGAGAATGATACCGTTTGCAGATCAGATACAACTAACACACCTTAAGCTACAACAGGTAATGGCTAGAATTGTTCCAGATGGAGTCTTTATTGACGCTGACGGAATAAATGAAGTTGACTTGGGTACAGGTGCAGCATACAATCCAGAAGACGCATTAAAGATGTACTTCCAAACTGGTAGTGTAATAGGAAGAAGTTATACGCAGGATGGTGATTTTAATAATGCTAGAATTCCTATTCAGGAGTTAAATACAAATAGCGGTCAGTCTAAGATGGCTGCACTTATTGGTAACTACAATCATAACTTAAGCATGATTCGTGACGTTACTGGAATAAATGAGGCTAGAGATGGATCGACACCTAATCCAGATGCACTAGTTGGAATACAGAAGATGGCAGCATTAAGTTCCAATACAGCAACAAGACACATACTAGAGGCTGGTCTATCTATAACAAAAAGATTGGCAACGTGTATATCATTAAGAATTGGTGACATACTTGAGTACTCTGACTTTGTTGAGGAGTTCTCTATGCAGATAGGAAAGTATAACGTTGGAATTCTTGATGAGATAAAAGATTTATATCTACATGACTTTGGAATATTTATAGAGATATCTCCAGACGAAGAACAAAAACTAAACCTAGAGAAGAACATACAGATTGCACTACAGCAGCAAACAATTGACTTAGAAGATGCTATTGACATTAGAATGATCAATAACATGAAGCTAGCAAATGAGATGCTTAAGGTTAAGCGTAGAAAAAGAATGGAGGCACAGCAGAAGCAGAAACAAGAAGAGATGCAGATGCAAAGCCAGATGAACATGCAGTCACAACAAATGGCGGCTGAACAGAAGGCACAGCTATTCCAGATTGAGGCACAAGCTAAGATGCAATTAAAAGAGGCTGAAGCAAACTACGCTATAAAAACAATGCAGGCTGAGGTTGAAGCTAAGAGAAGCTTGATGGAGTTAGAATTTCAGTATAACATGCAACTAAAAGGAATAGAGGTTGATGGTATGTTGAATAGAGACAAAGATAAAGAGAAAGCTAAAGACAAAAGAGTTGATCTTCAAGCTAGTAGGCAGTCTGAATTGATTAACCAAAGAAAAAATAACTTACCTCCAATTGATTTTGAGAGTACTGAAGATTCGTTGGATGGATTTGATTTAGAATCTTTTAATCCTAGATAAATTTAGGTTGTGTACCATTAAAAAGTACATATAAAAAAAATTGTAACTTTGTAAAATATTAAATTAAATAAAATGGAAGGTGAATTTAAAGTAAGAGCTGTTGAGTTTGAAGAAAAGTCAGCAGTTGAGATTGAAGAAAAATTGCTCAAGGAACACGAAGAGAAATTAAACCCTAAAAGTGAACCACAAGAGCAAGTAAATATTGCAGAAGTCCCTGAGGTAGATATTGATGAAAATAAAATCATATCTTATTTAGGAAAAAGATACAACAAGGAGATATCATCTCTTGATGATATATGGGAACAGAGACAGGTAAATGAAGAACTACCTGAAGACGTTTCAGCATTCTTGAAGTATAAAAAAGAAACAGGTCGAGGGATAAATGATTTTATGAATCTTAGTAAAGATTATGATTCAATGGACCAAGACACTTTGCTTTTTGATTTTTATAAAGAACAAAATAAGGAGCTAGACTCTGATGATGTTCGTTGGGAGATTCAAAACAAGTTCTCTTTTGATGAGGACTTTGATGATGAAAAAGACGTAAAAAGAAAACAAGTAGCAAAGAAAAAAGAGCTTGCCAAAGCTAAAGAGTATTTTAACAACTTAAAAGAACAGTACAAAGTTCCACTTGAGTCAGGTGATTCTTTTGTTCCACAAGAAGAAAAAGATGCTTATAGAGCTTACAAGGAATATAGAGAAACCACAACTGCAAGCGAGCAGGATCAGGAGCGTAGATCTAAGTATTTTGCTGATAAAACAAATGAATTGTTTTCTGATAAATTTGAAGGTTTCAAGTTTAGTATAGACGAAGACAAGAAGTTAGTTTATAAGCCAGCTGAATCGCAAGAACTATTGAAGGAGCAGTCTACATTAAAGAACTTTATAAACAAGTTTTTAAATGATGATGGCTACCTACAAGACGCTGAGATGTTCCATCGTTCTATAGCTGTTGCCTCTAACCCAGAGAAGTTTGCCAAATTCTTTTATGAAAAAGGTAAGTCTGAAGCGGTAGAAGGTGTTGCAAGAGAGTCTAAAAATATAGATATGACTCGTAATGCAACGTCTATAACACCAACTCAAGGGTTTCAGGTAAGATCGGTAGATGCGGAGCGTGGAAATAGATTAGTAATTAGAAACAATAAAACTTAGAAATTATGGCTGGATCAATAGCAGCGAGTCCAGGGGTAGCGATTACTCCTAGCTCAGTAAAGGCAACATTGCCAACAAATTATATTACAAACTTTGACTTCTTGAATCAGTATCTTCCTGATACATATGAGCAAGAATTTGAGCGTTACGGTAATAGATCAATTGCATCATTCTTACGTATGGTTGGTGCAGAACTTCCTTCTAACTCTGACATGATTAAATGGTCAGAACAAGGTCGTTTACATACAAAATATACAGGAGTAATTCCATCGTCAGCAGCTGGTTCAGATACCGCTACTTTTACAATGGCAACAACAAGTCCTGTTACAGTATGCAACTTTAGAGTTAATCAAACTGTATTTATTTCATCTCAAAGTGTAGCTGCTAATTCTGCAAGAGGAGTTATTAGTGCAGTTGCATCTGACGGATCTACATTTACTGTTAAATTTTATAATGCATCTGGTTCACCATTTACAATCACTACTGAACTTGTAACTGTATTTGTTTACGGTTCTGAATTTTCAAAAGGTGTTGCTGGAATGGCAGGAAGCAATGAATCACAAGACTTGTACTTTGACAATAAGCCAATTATCATTAAAGATAAGTATGCTGTTTCTGGTTCTGATATGGCACAAGTTGGATGGGTTGAGGTAACTACTGAAAATGGAGCTGCTGGATACTTATGGTACATCAAGTCAGAGCACGAGACTCGTCTACGTTTTGATGATTATCTTGAAATGGCTATGGTTGAAGGTGTTCGTGCTGAGGCAGCATCTGATGCATTAGCTTACTTGTCTCCATCTACTGCATCTGCTCCTGGTACTACTGCTGGTTCAACAGCTGCTGGTACAATGGGTATGTTCAGTGCTATTGAAACTCGTGGTAATGTATGGTCTGGAGGTAATCCAACTGCATTGTCTGATTTTGATTCAATTGTACAACGTCTTGACAAGCAAGGAGCTATTGCTGAAAACGCATTGTTCTTAAATCGTCAATTCTCATTCGACATCGATGATATGTTAGCTGCTCAAAATTCTTACGGAGCTGGTGGAACTTCTTACGGTTTGTTTGATAATTCTGAGGAGATGGCGTTAAACTTAGGTTTCTCTGGATTCAAGAGAGGTTATGAGTTTTACAAGACTGACTGGAAATACTTAAACGATGCTACACTTCGTGGTGGTCTTGTTGGTGGTAACATCAATGGTGTTTTAGTTCCAGCTGGTACAATGAATGTATACGATCAAGTTCTAGGTAAAAATGCAAGACGACCGTTCTTACACGTGCGTTACCGTGCATCTGAAACTGAAGACAGACGTTACAAGACTTGGATGACAGGTTCAGCAGGTGGTGCTGCAACAAGCGATTTAGATGCAATGGAGGTTCACTTCTTGTCTGAAAGAGCTTTGTGTACACTAGGTGCAAACAACTTCTTCTTATTCAAGTAATAGGATTAAATCAAGAGAGGGACATCAGTGTCCCTCTCTATTTTTTTAAAATAAATTAAATTATATAAAATGGAAACAATTAAAAGAGTAAAATTAGAGTCTAAGGACAGAATCTATTTATTAAAGGGTGATACAACTCCCTTAAGTTATTACATAGCATCAAAAGACAGCCCAAGAAAGAGGCTACTTTATTTTGATGAAGAAACAAACATAAACTATCCGCTTAGATACGCAAGAAATTCAAAGACTCCTTTTCAGGATGATCAAGATCAAAACGTTATATTAGAGCCAGTTGTATTTGAGGACGGTGTTTTAAATGTACCAAAGTCAAATCCTGTCTTACAGGAATTTTTATATTATCATCCAGGAAATGGAAGTGAATTCTATGAGTTTGATAATGAAAAAGATGCACAGGAAGACGTTACTATGTTATACGATCAACTTGACGCACAGATAGCAGCTAGAGACTTAGATATATCAGTACTAGAGTCTGTTGCTCGTTTGTTAATGGGATCAAATGTTGAGTCAATGAAGACTACTGAATTAAAGAGAGACGTAATGTTATTTGCAAAGCGTTATCCTCAAGAATTTATGGAGGCTGTTAATGACCCATCACTAAGAATCAACAATATAGCTGCAAGAGCAATATCTGATGGCTATTTGATTTACAAGAACAATAAAAAAGAGATATACTTTAATTTCAAGGACAATAAAAAGAAGTTGCTTACCGTTCCATTTGGAGAGGATCCACTTTATGTACTGTCTTCATACTTTCAATCAGATGAAGGTTTAGAGTTGTACAAACACCTTGAAGATAAGTTGTCAGAAAATTAGTATATTTGTACTTTACTAACCCATTAAACTTTTTAAACAATGGAAAAATTTTTAAGTATCCCAGTTACAAGTTCAGGTAACATATTGATCTCTGCTACTAATGTAGTTATGGTTGAAGCAGCGGCTGATTCAGCAACAGCTGTAACAACACTAGTAACTTATCAAGGTGGCAAAGTAGTTACGCTTACACATGCAGCTCAAGTTGCTTTTAGTATGCGTGATGCTATTCAAAACGCAATCATGGCTGCTTTGCAAACTTCTTGGACTAATGTTGTCTATGATGTTGCAGTACCACAAGCTGTTAGTGATATAGACGTAGCTTAATAGCAATCAATCTAAAACCTAAGAGGCACTTTTTAATTAGAGTGCCTTTTTTTGTTTATCTTTGTAAAAAGACTTGCAATGATAAATGATGTTAGAAATACTGTTCTGTCAATAATAAGTAAAGACAATCGGGGTTACATTACTCCAGAGGAATTTAACTTATTTGCAAAGCAGGCACAGCTTGAAATATTTGAACAGTACATATACTCTTACTCCAACTCAATTGTTAAGCAGAACGCTAGAATGTTTGGAGAGGGATACACAGATGTTCCAAAAAACATAGGTGAGGTTATTGACTCATTCTCTACGCTTGCAGCATTAACTTTTTCTAACCCAAATTTTCTTTTACCTATAGATTTTTATTACCTAGAGAGGGTAATGTATAATAACACTATTGAGGTAGAAAAAGTTAGCCAAAGAAAGATATCTGCACTATTAAATTCAAACCTAACAGCTCCTGACGTAAATAATCCAGTATACACAATGAGCGATCCTGGTCTAGTTGTATATCCAACAACAATTTTAACGAATATTACAACTCAGTACCTAAGATATCCAAAAGATCCAGTGTGGACTTATGGCTCAATCACGGCTGGTCAACCAGTATTTAATCCAAGTGATGTATTTTATCAAGACTTTGAGTTACCATTAAGTGATTTTTCAGGTTTGGTAGTTAAGATATTACAGTACGCTGGAGTTTCAATTAGAGAGATGGAAGTTGTACAGGCGGCTAAGTCAGAAGAGATACAAGACTCACAACAAAAACAATAGTAGATGTCATATATAACTAATTACCAGTACTATAAAAATAACGGAACTATCCCTGAAGATGAAAATTGGGGTTCATATCAGTACGTTACTCTATCTGACATAGTAAATAACTTCATACTAATGTATGTTGGTAATGATAAGCTAGTCAACAATGTTGATAGATATACAATTATTTTCCATGCAAAGAGAGCTATACAGGAGCTTAACTATGATGCACTACGCAACATAAAGGTTCTAGAATTAGAGCTTGGAACTGATCTAAAAATGATCATGCCTCCAGACTATGTTAGCTACGTTAGAATGTCAATGTTAAATAATGGATTTCTTGTTCCATTGGTTGAGAACAGAACCGTTATGTCAGCTACGGCTTACTTGCAGGACAATAACTTAGACATTGTATTTGACTCTAATGGAGAGGTTGTAACAGGTACATCAAAGCTTGATATTCTTAGGGGTGAAAACATGTTGTACACTGGTGGAGGAATATACAATAATCAGATGGGATACTGCTGTGATGGTCAATGGTACTTTAATTATAGCATTGGATCAAGGTATGGCATGAACACTGAAGACGCAAACCAAAACCCTAAGTTCACAATCAATAAGGAGTCTGGTGTTATTGATTTTTCATCTGGAGTTGAGAATGCATTTATTGTTCTTGAGTATATTTCAGACGGAATGGAGAATGGAGACTCAACAAAAATATCTATAAACAAGTTAGCAGAGGAGTACGTATACAACTACTTAAAGTGGGCTGTATTAAACAATAAATTTGGCGTTCAGGAGTACATAGTAGCAAGAGCTAAAAAAGAAAAGACCGCAACACTAAGAAATACGAAAATTAGATTGAGTAACATGCACCCATCAAGAATATTAATGAGCTTGAGAGGGAAAGATAAATGGATTAAGTAATCATGGCAGAAAGTAAGAGAACATTTATCGCTGGTAAGATGAATATGGATATTGACGAAAGGATGCTTCCTGATGGTCAATACCGATCTGCTAGTAATTTAACGATAGAGGCTACTGGAGGATCTAATATGGGAGCCGCTCAAAATGCAATGGGCAATGAAAATATATTTAATGTAACTACTTATTTACAAACTCTTGGAATAACAATTACAGGGGCTAAAACAATTGGTGCTGTAACACATGAGCCGTTGAGTTTAATTTATTGGTTTATATCTTCAGCAGCATTTGATGGAATATTTGAGTACAACCAAAAAACTAATGTTACCTCTTTAATTTTAGGAAGCACAACTGGGCAACTAGGATTTGATGCTACTGCGTTAATTACTGGCGTTAATTACATACCCACAGAGGACGGAGGATTTTTACTTTGGACAGACAACCTCAACCCACCAAGAAGAATAAATATTTCTAGAGTTAGATCATATTCAATAAATGATTCTAGAATAAATATAGACATTAATGTTATCCTTAGACCTCCTTTAAAGAGCCCTAAAATAACACTAAAAAATGATACGGATAATATTGATTCAAATAACTTAGAAGAAAAATTTCTTTATTTTAGCTATAGATATAAATACATTGACAATGAGTTTAGCTCAATGTCGCCATTTTCATCTGTAGCCTTTAACGCTAAACCTCTTTCATTTGATCCAAATACTGGAGATAACATTGGAATGTTAAATAAAAATAATTTAGTTGAACTTTCTTTTGAAACTGGAAATCAGTTTGTTAAAGAAATACAAATTTTAGCAAGAGACACAAGATCATTAAATGTAATGATAGTTGAAACGCTAAATAAAAGTGATGAAGGATTTGCAAATAATTCATTTGCAAACTTTATATTTAGAAATAATAAAATATATGCCACCCTTACGTCTGATCAAGTAACCAGAATGTTTGACAACGTGCCACTAAAGGCACAGGCACAAGAGATTATTGGGAACAGATTGATATATGGAAACTATACTCAGTTTAGGGATGTTCAACAGCTATCATATACAGTTGATTTTGGTAGTAATACTACTGCTAATGTTGCTGATCCAAAAAGAACATTTAGGAGTGATCGTGATTATGAGGTTGGAATAGTGTATAGTGATGAATACGGTAGACTTACAACTGTATTGACATCTAAAGATAATAATACAGGTAACAATAGTTCAAGCTCTGTGTACATACCGCCATCTAATTCAGATACGTCAAACTTCTTAATTACAAACATAAAAAGCCTTCCTCCAAGTTGGGCAACAAATTATAGGCTATACATAAAGCAGTCAAAAAAGGATTACTATAACTTGTTTCCTATATCTTTTCAAGTAAAAGGGGAATATAGATACATACAGATTTCAGAATCTGACAGAGACAAAGTTTCTGTTGGTGAATACATAATATTTAAAACAGCTAACGCACTAGCAACTCATACAAATAGGAAGTTTAAGGTTCTTGAAGTTGAACTTAAGGAAGCTAATATCCTAAACACCAATTCACTAGCTGGTCTATATTTAAAAATAAAGCCAGACGTTATAAGTGCAGCATCTTTTTTAGCTGCACCAGTATTAATTACTACTAATAGTCCAAGTTGGGTAACCATGGGGCAAGATTCTTCAAGTCTGAATGAATGTGGTAATCCAGATATTAATACTAAATACCCTTTTTGTTTTCCAAGTGTTAGTTATTTTTATGATAGAATACACTATAGAGCTGGTTCAAACAATTTTAGTGCTTCTCAGAATAATGCTCCAGATATAACTCTGGTTACACAAGGTGCAAGTAATTTTTATTGTTATACAAGTGATGTAAGGTTAAAGATAAAAATAGTTAATGATCCAAATGACCCTAATGGTAACTCTCCAACACACTTTATAATAAATAGTGACCCACTGAATCAAAGTACTTGGACTCAACCTACTGCTATAGGACCAGGTTATGATGTATCTTCGACTGTTGTTTCTTATGGTGGAGGAACTACATACCTTTCTTTTGGAGCTGGTGTTTATGTTTTGGGAGATGAATATGTACTTAACGTTAGAGGTTTTCGTGCTACACAAGGAGGTAATGACTGGGCAATTAGAAATGCAATTGGTGGTGACGGTATTCCAGCTAGTCCAACTCAGCCGACAGTTAATAGTTCAAATCCACAAGCCTGTAATCTTGATATTTATGGAGCTGTTACACATCAGGATTATTTTGGAAAGTTGATGGTTGGATTTAAAGGCCCTATATATCCTGGAGCAATTATAAAAATATCCGTTACAGATAGGAATAATGCTGTTTCTAATACTACATTGCCTATATCTTCTAGACTCTATCCAACATTCGAGGAGTATTGGTATCAGGAGTGTAATGGAAACTTTCCAATTACTATAAAAGCAGATGGAACGACATCTGGAACTTCAGCTGCTTTTAGATGGGTTACTACACCTGTTCCAAGTGCCATACCAGGAGGAAATGCTGGTCAATCTTATGTAGTAAGTGCCCCTTCTCCTATAAATGGAATGCTTCCAGCTACAAGCACATACATGTCTGCTTTATTTATTTCAGCATTTTGTGATAGACATGGTGGAGGGCTTTTTGATAATGATAATTGCGAGAGAACAAACAATTATATAAGCGGTACACTACAACAAGCCGAGTCCCCAACATATATAGTTGAGACGGTACCACTTGATGTTGAGACCCCTATATTTCATGAAACAACAAAAACATATCCAATTAAAAATGGTTTTCATGGTGTTGGATGGGATTATCAGACAGCTACTAGCACCGCTGTAGCAGGTGGATTTAATATTCTTCTTACATCAACAGACATGCATTATTTTAATATTGCTGATTCTGTATGGAGGAGTGGTATATCATATAATGTAGTAGCTGTAACATCTGAAAGACAAATAACAATATTTTCCACTACCACTTTCAGCGGGTCTGGTATTATCTATTCTATGCAAGGTGAGTCTGACCAAACAGCATTGGGTAGTGCTAATGTTATTTTAAATAGCAATAATGAAAATTCTGACTATAATGCATTTTGTTATGGAAATGGATTGGAGTCTTATAGAATAAGAGATTCATTTAATAACTCAACAATGAAGTACAGCATAAGAGCGAGTACTGTTATTGAAGATTATGAAGAAGAAGATAAGTTTGCATCATTATGCTATAGTGGAGTTTATCGTGGTGATTCATCTATTAATAGACTAAATGAATTTAACTTATCAGTTGCAAACTTTAAAAATCTTGAGAAAGAATATGGCTCCATACAAAAGCTATACACAAGAGACTCTGATTTACTTGTATTGCATCAGGATAAAATAACATCTGTTTTATTTGGAAAAAACTTATTGGTAGATGCCTTAGGTGGAGGTCAGGTTGCATCAATACCAGAGGTATTAGGAAATCAAGTGCCATATGATGTTGATAACGGAATAAGTAATGACCCAGCAAGTTTTGCTGTTGACTCAAATAATTTATATTTTACTGATGCTAAGAGAGGTGTAGTTATAGAGATCTTAGGAAATCAAGGAGTTATGGAAATCTCATCAAAAGGCATGAGAAATTACTTTAGAGATCTTCTTACTGACAATCTAAACACGCAAAAAATAGGGGCTTATGATCCGTATTATAATATGTACTCACTAACAACTAATACTACAAGAAATACATTGTGTTCTTTAAGTATTAGTAGACCTTCTCTAGTTGTTTTTTATACTGGAACATCTTCTTCTACATTATTATTTAGTATAAATACTAATGAGAGCTGGACCATATCATTGATAAATACTGGATTTGGTACAGATTGGTTATTAATAGACCAACTATCTGGAACAGGGTCACAAAGTATATATGGAACTACATCATTAACACAACCTGCTGTCCTACCAAGAACAATAACAGTTAGAGTTTCTTATTGCAATAAATATACAGACTTTTTATTAACACAACAAAAATATTCTCCTATAGGCACTCCAAATATTGTTATTAAAAATTAAAATAAAAATGGATATACTAAATCAATCAATACAACTATCAGGTGAATCATTAAATGGAATAAATAATGTTGTTTCTGCTGGATCAGAAATATTACTTTTTGATCAGTATACTGGTCAACAAATATTTGGTTTATCACCAGTGCACGGTCAATTAGTTACGATTAAAAGCGGTGGAACAGGAACAACAAAAGAATTAGCTCCTTCATTAAATAATAAACTTTATTACCTTGTATCAGATGTATCATATAATGAATCACAGACAGATGAAATAATATCTCTGGCTACAGAAATACCAGTTGTTTTAACTAGCGGAATATTTGTTGGTGATTTTACATTTTTAAATCCAAATAACTATGAAAATGCATACTTTTTGTGGGACTATTCAGATAAAATACTAAACTCTGCGTCATACATTGGAGTGACTAGTGATAGGTCGATGTCAATTAGTTTTAATAATAATGCTGGTAGGTGTGGTATTGATTATAATGTAACTTCTGCACCCACTAGATTTCAATTTGTAGTAAATGGAGAGGTTCAAAATGATACTGGTTATGTAGGCTTAAACACACAACAAAATTATGATGACTTAATTGCTGCTGGAGTATTGCCTAGTGAGATATCTCTTTCATCACCATATAATGGTGCTGTAAATAATGGAAAAGGAAAGTTAATTACTGTAAAAAATATAGGAACTCTAGATGCGTCTGTAGTTGTGTCATCACCATTTAGTACGTCATCATGGTCAATAAAAAAAATAAACCCATACACAACATCTTTTAGTATAAATCCAACAAAAGATAATACGCCTTGTGGAAAGTCTACAACTACTACTTATTATCATAATGGATTAAATCTGACACCAGTTGTTGGAGATATTGTTTATTCTGCAAGTAATGTAGTATTTATTGGAGAGAACTTAAACTATTACATTGGAAACAATATATTTATAAACATTGATAATGATGGCTTAGTTACAAATATAGACGATTGTTTTTCAAATGGACCATTTGCAGTACCTTACATATATGAAGGTGATCTTGTATTTTCTAATGCAGGGGCTATTAAAAGGCCTGTACACGCAATAGGAGGACCAACCTCTTGGACTTTAGTTTCAAGTAGTCCAGTTTCACAATCAATATATTCTAATGGAGTTTGGGATATAGATTCAAATACACGAAAGGGAGAATATGTAATAACAATCAATGCAACCAATTCTTTTGGCACGAGTCCAAACAAGACTATTAATGTAAGTGTTCCTGATTTAGCAGTTAGTAGACCAGTAGAGATAGATATAAAAGATATTCATTACGATACTACTGGAATATGCAGTTCTTCTGGAAAAGTTATTACTACCATGTTTTTTATAGGTCCAGATAAATTTCAGCAATTACCAAGCAAGGGAAGCTTTATTTATTACGATAATGAAGGCTTAAGACCTTTTAATGGAGGAGGTTTTTGGTACCATCAAGCAGAAGTAGCGTTAAGGATAAGTGCTATTGGATCGGTAATGGATACTCATAATTGTGGTGGAACCACTACAACTACTACTACAACTACTACTGTTCCAGCAGGAACTTATTACAATGCTAGGTCATGTATTGACCCATCTGTAGAGATCACTCTATTAGACACAGGTAGTCAGGGTATAGTTGTTGGAAATGTAGTTAAGACGGCTGTTGACTTAAATTGTTGGACCATACTTTCTGTTGTATCTGCTAGATATCCATATAGATTAATCGTAAGCTCTGCTGTAAAGTATGTAAGCTGTAGTGCGTGTACTACTATTAGCACTACAACAACTACTACTACAACAACTACTGCACCAACATTTACATCTTTTTCATTAGCCACAAATGCAATATCAAGTAGTGCTTACAATAGCTGTGTCTTTGCGTCTCCAAGCTATACTACCCATTATCATAATGGAGGGTCAACGCTTCCAGTAGTTGGTGATTTTGTGTACACAAATAACACTGGGACGACACCATTTGATGGGCAGTTTAAGTGGTATATAATGTTGAATACTGTTAAGTTTGCTGTAAATATATCAAACACTGGTCAGGTAATAAATGTTATTGCGTGCTCAACTGCGACTACTACAACTACAACTACAACTATTCCTCTGAGAAAGTGTATAGCAACTAGGTGTGACAATAATGCAATTACTCAAATACTTTCATACACGTCTATAGATATATTAGGTGTTGGTACGGTTGTAAGAGATGCAAATGGATTGTGCTATACAATAACAACTGCTACTACTACTGGAACAGTTTACTCAGGCATTTTGTTTGTATTTAATAAGTGCTCTGATTGCTTGTCTCAAACTACAAGCACTAGTACTACTACTACTACTAGCACTACATCTACAACCACAACTACAAGTACCACAACAATGCCGCCAAAAAATGAGGCTGTGCTTTCTTTTGTAGCTTTAATAGATGGTGATAAAGCTAAATGTGGCAAAGGCCTTATCGCTGAATACTACACCAAGGGTGTATTTTTTGTTGACATATTATATACTGATAAAGCATTTACCATAATAGCTCCTCCTGGTTATTATAAATTTGTAGTTAATAATAAGGGTGCTATTTGGAATGGTGTGTCAACTTGGTCTAGTCCATTTACTTGCGAATGATGAACTTAAGGATGATGTCTGCACAACCTGCAATAGACTATTATGCGTGGCAGGTTGAGGTATACCTTACAAATTTTATTGGTCTAGGTTACAACGGAAATAATATTGATGTGGTAGCTGGATATCAAGAATCTGTACCTGAATCTTGGAGAAAGATACAGCAAAAATTTCCATACGTAAGGTTCTTCTTTTACGAAGATACAATGGGAGTGTGTAAGTACTTACCAGCAATTCAAGCACACATATTAAAAAAACATTTTAAGGAGCACCCATACCTAAAGGATGATGCTATATTCTTTCATGATGCTGACTTTATTTTTACAAGGTACATGGACTTCTCAAAATTTTTAAACGATGACAATTGGTACTTCTCAGACACTGTTTCATACCTAGGTTACGAATATATAATGAGCAAGGGAGAAGAGGTCTTAGACGCAATGTGTGACGTTGTAGGAATAGACAAGTCGGTAGTTAAGTCCAACCAATTAAACAGTGGTGGAGCACAAAAGTTATTTAAGAATATTGACCACGAATACTGGACCATGGTTGAAGACTATTCAATTAAGCTATACGACAAGCTATTGAGCTTACAGCACGTAAAGACAGACGGTGATCCATATGGAATACAAGCCTGGACGGCAAGCATGTGGGCAGAACTATGGACTGGATGGAAGTTAGGTCATCATGTTGTTGTACCGCCAGAGTTTGATTTCTGCTGGGCTACATGTCCAATGTCAAGGTGGGATGATGTAAGTTTCTTCCATAATGCTGGAGTTCCATCTTCTGATCAGGGGATGTTTTATAAGGCCAACTACATGGAAAAATATCCGTTTAATGAAAAATTAGAGCTATCTGATTCTAGGTGCTCATATAATTACTATAAACTTATTGAGTCTGTCGATAGTTGTTTGATTTAATTTTCGTAAATTTGCTGTATGGCTTTAGAAACAATAACGTATTCAGACAACGCTGAAGGATGGACTTCTTTTTGGGATTACTATCCAGATTGGATGATTGGTCTGAGTAATGTATTTTATAGCTGGAAGGATGGAAGCTTATGGAAACAAAATTCTAATCAGGTTTCTAGAGGAAATTTTTATAGTACTTCTTTTCCATCTACAATTAAAACAATATTTAACGAGGACTCAGGAAGCACTAAAATGTTTAAAACTTTAAGTTTAGACTCTACTAGTCCTTGGACTGCAACTATGCTTACTGACCTAGATAATGGAAGTATAATAAATAATGAGTACCTTGAAAAAGAAGGCGGATGGTATGCTTATATAAGGGCATCTAATGCAACATCAAATAGCAACAATCTTCTGTCAACTCAAGGTGTTGGAAATACAAGCCCTACTAGTGCAGCTGGAACAACGGCTACATTTCCTTTTGTTATAGGTACAAAATTAGGGGTTGGTGATAGAGTGTTCTTTAATAATATTTTTAGAGGAACCATAGTATCTGCAACTACAACTACAATAACAATAACAGGTGGTACATTTCCAGCTGGTGTTGGATACGTTTATATTGTAAAAAATTCAATTGCTGAGTCGTTTGGTTTGCGTGGATACTATATGGAGGTTGAACTATCAATACAGTTAGCTGGTGAGGTAGAACTATATTCAATATCTAGCTCTTTATTTAAAAGTTATATGTAATGGAATTTAGAATGTTAAATGAATCAGACTATGACACATTTTGTTCATGGTGGAAGGACTGGAGATGGACACCTCCTAGTGTAGACTCGCTACCTGAAAATGGTTTAGGTGGGGTAATGGTATCAAGCAATGGCGTTGAGGTTTGTGGGGGATTTGTTTACCTAACAAACTCAAAAACAGCTTGGATTGAATTTATAGTGTCAGACTTTAACTACAGAGAGAAAGACAGACAGGAGGCTATACTATACCTGATAAATATATTGATAGAATTGGTTAAAGATTCTGGAGACTACAAGTACATATACACATCATTAAAGAATGAAAGCCTTATAAATACATACTCAAGTTGTGGATTTGTAAAGGGTAGTGCTAGGTGCACAGAAATGATTAAGACATTATAGGATTTTTTTTAGTAACTTTGAATAAAAAAAAATGGCAGCAGTAACAGGAGCAGCGATAGCAGTAGCAGGACTTGGAATGAGTGCAGCACAGGCTATAAAGTCAAGTAAAGACATGAGAGCGGCATCTAATGCTGCTCAAGCAGCTAAGAATGATCTAGCAAAAATAAGCGAAACAAACGCATTCAAGCAGGTTCAAGTTCCAACGCTTGGATTTAATTTAGCACAACAATCTCAAGCACAAAGAAGTGCATCAGCATTATCAGCAGCACAAAGTGCTGGTGCTGAAGGAGTTATTGGTGGAGTTGGACAGATTATGCAAGCAGGAAACGAGCAAGACCTACAACTAGCAGCACAGGCAGACGAGGCAAAATTCAGAAGAGATGCCATGCAGGCAGAGGCTGAGATGGGAATAAGTGCTAGAAAGCAAGAGAGAGAATTTATGATTGGTTCACAGGAAGTACAATCAGAAAATGAGAAAAGAGCACAGGCAGAGACCAATAGAAATGCAGCGATAGAGGGAATGTTTGCATCGGCAGGTCAAGCTGTTAAAGCTGGAAGTAAGATTCAAGGGAAATTAAAGACTACAACTACAGGGACTCCAGATATTTATGCAAATACTACAGCTCTTGTAAATCTGAAAGAAGTTCCAATTAAATCATACCAAAATAATATACAATGGAATACTACAGGATTAGGTATGCCTACAATAACTGATTAAACTATGAGAAGAAATAACCCCTACTTTGGATATGTTCCACCTGATAACACCCTAGACTGGGCTAAGATGACTAGTGGCCTTGTCGACACAATAACTGGAATTTCAGATGAACGTAAACAAGAAAGAGAAGTACTAGACAACATAAATATTGAAAATCAGAAGATAGTATCTACTGTTGATCGTTATGCTGATCCGACCTTAGATCAATTTGTATTGTCTGCATCTGAGCAGGGAAGATCAGTTATGAAAACATGGAATACCCAGCTAAAAAATAGAGAGATTAAACCTGCTGAATACAGAAATAGGATGAACAATCTAATGACAAACTGGGCACAATTTGGAACCGCAACAAAAACATTTAACTCAAGAATACAGGAGGCTCTAAAAAGATCGTTTACAGGTGAGGATGGAGAGGTACTAGCATCAGGTTATGAGCTGTACAAGATAAAACAGCTTGCAGAATACGGAAACCTAAAAAATAAAAAAGCATTTATAGACCCTCAAACGGGAAACATAATGTCTGGAATTCTTAATGAACAGACTGGGCTTGTTGATCCGAGTACACTTGTTACAGGAGCAGCACTTAACAACCCTGAAAACTTACAGGCAAACAAAGTAAACGTCAATAAACTTGTATCAAATAGTGTAAAGAACTGGGAGCCTTATATACTTGAAAAAGGCACAATAACAACAAGTGGAAAGGGAATGAATCCATTTCTTGCTAAGGCTATGTCTACTCTTACTGCGTCTATTATGCCTACTCCAGAAGCTATTGCTAGTATTCTTGACGATAATCAATCTGAGTATGAAATTGAATACTGGACTACTCAGGATGAAAGAAAATCAGTAATAAATAAAATGATTTCAGAACAGAATTCTGCTCGTCAAAAAATGGGTGAAGATCCAATGACAGAAGATGAGTCAAATAAGTATATTGAGGAGAATAGCTGGACAATGATACAGAATTCAAGAGACGGAAATGGTGTAATGAGACCATTAATAACAAAAGATCAGAGCGATAGAGCAAAAGAAATAATTGAAAATAATATAAATGCACAAATAGGTAAGAAGGTAATTGAAGATGAGCCATCAAAAGCCTCAACTACTTCTAGCCCTAGTGAAGGTGGACTTACTGACGCTCAAATTAATGCTCAGAAAAAGGGTGCTGAAATAAAACAAATAATGTCTGGTGAATTTTCTGAAAGAGCAGCAAAATTAAAAATCGCTTCTGGTAATCAGTATGATTTTATATGGAACAATTCAACAAAATCATATAGTGCAATAAAAATTGGAGCTAAAAACCCAACTTTTACAGGACTAAAAACTTCATCTGATATGTATAAAATATTCAGCACTAAAGCACAAGAACCATACTACAATCAAGGAACTAAATCAAAAACAAAAACAACATTCGACTAATGAATAATAAATACAAAGAACTATATAATTATTTGCTTGGCAATAACATGACAAGCCTTGATGAGAATTCTTTTTATAATGAATACTCTCAGAATGACGAGAAATTTTCAAAGCTTTATTCATATTTACAGACTAATAAAATGACTAGTCTTGATCCAGAGACTTTCAAGTTAGAGTATTTTGGAACGCCAATCATTAAAAAAAAAAGCCAAGTCGAAAGTACGGAATCAGATTCGGAAGTTGGTTCATCGGAGCCGTCATCCACAACGACTACAGGGCAATTGGAGCCTTCTATATACATTCTTCCAAGTAATCCTGGGGCACTATACAGAAAAAAAGGTGACTCTTGGCTAAAAAAAATTGGAGAGAATTATATTCCACTATCAAAGGGAGATGTCAGAGCAAGAGAAAGAATACTAGACAAGCAGGCCGTATTGGCAAGCGATTTTCAAACTGATTGGTATTCAAATCAAGCTAAAGAAATTCCTGAATCACAATATGCAACTCAAGAACAAGTAAACAAAGCGTATCCAGATTTACCAAAAGAACGCTGGAAAGGTGCTACTGTTACACCAATTGACCAAACAATACCTACAGAAAAAACACGAGCATTTGAGCAAGAAGAAGCTAAAGATTCTATACTTCCTGAAGAAAAAATAGAGCCTGCAACTTTTGAAGGAAAGCTTTACATGCTACAAGAGGGAAAGGACAATGAGAATTTCTATAAAAATCCCGTAACAGAAGAAACATATTTATATTGGTTAGATGATAATGGAAAACCAAGAGAGAGATTAGACCCAATAAAATCACAAGAAGCTGTTGATATGGCCGCTAACATTATTGGTGAGTCTCAGATGAAACAACTATCAAAAATAAATAAGATAGACAAGATAGACCTTAATAAAAGGGACGTAGATAAATTTCTAAAAAAAGAATTATATGGTTCAAACTTTGGTTTTAATCAAGAGGGAAATGAGCTAACCATTAACTCGTATTTTCCAGGAATGAATGGTGATGATGAAGGACTTGAAAACTCAATAACAATTGACCTATCTAAATCAAACTCATCAAGCATAGCAAAAGAATTTCTTCGTTATAATTTATTTACAAAAAGAGAAAAAGAAGGTCTTGAAAATATAAAGGATCCTGAAAGTTACATTGACGCAATGATTAACTCTAATGGTAAAATTAAGATGACCAGCGATAGAGTAAACATGATTTCAGATTGGGCTAAAACAGAATCAATTGTTATTGAAAATGAGATAAAAAAAGGTTCTGTAGATGTTATTGATAAAGACATCAAGTCATACGAAGAAAAAACAAAGTTATTTAAAGAAAGAGTAGCTACTGGCAAGATGACCCAAGAAGAATTTGATAAAGAGAATGATGATTTATCAAAACTATATAAAGACATTATCATAAAACAAAAAAGAGCACAAGGAATATCTAATAGAATTCAAAAACTTACTAATGCTGAAGAGTTAATTCAAAAAAATGTTCCACCAGAAGAAAAGGGAAGTACTATAGGAGCACTTGTAAAGTCTTTTGCATCTGGTGTAGCTAATTTAGCATTAACTGCCGTAGATTATAGTTTGTCTGGATTAAATATTATGATTGGCGATGAAAAATTTGCAAAATTAATAGATGGAAATTACGAACAAAAAAAAGCAAAAGGATTAACTGATGCTCAAATTGCCAATTCTTCACAGGCTGAAGTAAAAGATTTTGCTAAAGAAAAATATGATTTAGGTTGGCAAAATATAACTGGAACAAATAAAGAATACATAAGATCAGAAAACAGAGGTATGATTCCTCAAGCCTTAAACGCTGTAGCAGAAAGCTTTGGTACCGCTGCAACAGGTGGTGCACTGGGAAAGGTTGGAAGTACAGCTGCATTCTTCTCCATGTCATACAATGCAATGGAGGATCAAATGAGAGGTCCAGATTTTGATCATTTAAACGAAAACGAAAAGAAATTAATATCAGTTCCATATGGTCTTGTTATAGGTCAAATGGAAAAGTGGGGGTTTGATGTTGCCGTTGGTGCTGGAAAAAATCCATTATTCAATAAGTTTGCTAACTATATAGTAACAAAAACATTTAAGAACTTACCTAAGAATGCTGGTTTAATTGAATTAAATTCAGCAATACAAAAAAACATAGGTGCATCAATAGCAAAAGGTTTAATTAAAATTGCAGGTGGTGGTGTTTCTGAGGGAAATGTTGAATTTATGCAACAAGAATTTGAGGGTATTCAAAAGTTTGCTGTTAACGAAATATTAAAGAACGATAACTTCAACGAGGAATACTTTAAAGACGCAGAAGACCTAACAAAGGCTGGTGGATGGACTGCATTAATAGGTCAAGGATGGGATGCCTTTAAGCTAGGTGCCTTGGCTGGTGGAATGACATCTGCTGGTGCCTCAGTAAAAAATAATATTGTAAATATATTATCAAACAATAAGTTTGATATATATAAAAGCCTTGTTTTAAATACTGAATCAAGGAATGGATGGATAGCTAGTATAAAGGAGGATGAAAAGAATGGAAAAATTTCGCCTGAAGAAATGAACAAGAAGATAGACGAATTGAATAAATCATATTCTGTCTTAACAAAAATACCAGCTTCATTAACTACACAGTCTCAAAGAGAAGCTTTTTCTTTACTACAAGAAAGAGAAATAATACAAAACGAAATAAAAGATAAAGATCCTAATCTAGTAGTAAAGGAAACAAATAGAATAAAAGAAATAAACGAAGCACTAAAAACAACATCAGAAAATGCCACTAAAGAAGACAACATCAAGCAACAAGAAGGTACAGCAGAAGGCGGTATCAGCGAATATCAGGGAACTGGTGAAGGACAACAAAAAGACGGGGTCAGCCAAGGGGGACAACGGGAAACCACGATCAATGAAGCAGATAGTGGCGATAGCACTGTCGCAAGCAAAGTACAGCAAGAAGTAGCCTCTAAAGATGATGTAGAAAGAAGAAGAGAAGAAGATCTTAGTGCTTATAATGAAGAAGAACTTAATGAAGTTTATTCAGCAGGAAGCGATCAGACTGTAGGTGAGTTTATCAATGCTAAATATGATGCAGAACTAGCTGATTTAGGGACTACGCAAAAATCTGATCAAGTAGCAACTTTAAGAGAACAAGAACAGGCTGAACTTCTTAAGGCCATACCTAAAATAGAAAGCTACAAAGTAAATGGTGAGATAGATAAAACTCTCATGCCAAAAACTGTGTTGGCTAAGTACAATAAGATATACGACAAGTATGACAAGTTAATTAGTCCTCTATTAGATACTACAGGTGAAGTTGCAATAGACAAGCCTGTTATAACAACCAACACAACAGCTGAGGTAGATAGAGTTAAATCTCTTACGCCTGAGTCAGAAGACGGTGCTACATTCAATATTGACGGTACTAAGTATGAGGGTGTTGGTTTAGTTGTTCCAGTTGACAGCATGAACACTACAACAGAAGAATTGACTCCAGAAATGGTTGCCGACTTTGTTGCAGAGCGTCAAAAAATGATAGGTGATGCTGGTGTCGTTAAGGCTGGAATATATAAGTTTCCTAATAGCAATCAAGTATCAATTGACCTTAGTGTTGTGGTTCCTGAAACATCAAGAGAACAAGCACTTGAGTTTGCAAGGCTTGCTGGTCAGGAATCATTATTTGATCTAGCAACATTTGAAAATATTAAGACTGGAGCAACTGGTGAGAACCCAATGAAGTTTACTCCAGAGCAGCACAGAGAAATCTCTAAGGCGTTAAAGGAAGGAAGAATGCCCAATGTATTTGGGGCTACAGCTGAGACAACAAACAACTTACTGACAAAAGAAAATGTTAGGGAGTTTGCATCAAAACAAAAAACAATGGCTCATAAGTTGATTGTGAAAGCCGCTAAAATGGTTTTAAATGCGATGCCTGGAGTTAAGATATACATACACAATAATGGTCAAGAATTGGTTAGTGCTGTTGATTCATTAAAAAAACAATCATCAAAGCAACAATTAACAAAAGAAGAAAAGACTGGGATTGCAGAATCAAGTGGTATATATGTAGACGGTGCCATTCATATTGACTTAGAGTCTGCAACAATTAAAACAGTATTCCATGAAGCATTTCATGCGTTAACTGAAAAAATGGGAATGAGTTCTGAAGCTACATTATTAATGGCAAAAGGCCTTAAAAATATTATATCTGATAAAAAAATTAAAGCAAAGTTAATAGACTTTATTTCTCAATATGAAACAGCAAAAGAAGAGTTTAAGAAAGAAATAGAAAAAGAAAATAAAAAAAGAATAGCAAGTGGTAAAGCTGCCATGAACGAAAAAGAAACTGATGAGTATGTTGTATATCTAAATGATTTATTAAAGTCTGATGAGTTTCTAGCTGAACTTACAGGAATACTATCTGAGGCAGAACAAGAATTAACTACAACAAAGCTACAGCAATTCAAAACATTGATAAATAATATCGCTAAGAAGCTAGGGTTGCCAGTTATATTTTCTGCATCAGCAAATGCACAAGACGCTGCTGACTTTATTAATACCATGTCTAAGAAA